CCCAATCGTGCGCAATGTAATTTGACGGATGGGGGGTAATACATTACCATCCGCGGCATGAACAAAAAACCACCCGAACTCCATTTGGTTGACGGAACTACTCCGCGTAAAGGGATGCCCACCGCGTTGCCCGACAATTTAAAGAAAAGAATCCCCCGCGCCGAGTGGGTGGACAACCCCGACGCATGGGACAAAAATAAATTTATAGAAGAAACCGCAGAATTTTTGTATAACGTTTACGGCATTGGCAACGACCAAGACAAACACACGCTTGCAATGCTTGCCGACCACATTGACGTTTACGTGAAATGTTCTGAAGCAATTAAAAAGGGCGGGATTATTTCCAAATTTAATGGCGGTTCAACTGTGGGACCGAATCCATATTTGTCGGTGCGTAATAAAACAATGACGCTCATAATCCAAATTATGAATGAACTAGGGTTAACCCCACGCAGTCGTTTGTCATCCGGAAAAGCCGAAAGCGACAGCCCCGTGGCTCAATTCCTTAAAGGTCCTTTTGCCAAATGAATTACCAAGATGGCGTTGCTTATGCGCACGCAGTATCCAAAGGCGAGGTCAACGTTTGCAACGATGTACGCCTTGCGTGTCAGCGATTTATCAACCAATTGGAAAACAAAGAATGGGAATGGTTATTTGACAGCCGCGCACCCGACCATGTATTGCAGTTTGCGGCAACGTTGCGTCACACCAAAGGACCACAAGCGGGAGATTCCGTAGTATTAGAACCTTTCCAAATTTTGCTAATTTGTGCCATTTACGGGTTCAGAAGCAAAAAAGATATTTCCAAGCGCATGGTCACGGATGTGATTTTGTTCATTCCAAGAAAGGCTGGAAAATCGACGCTAACGGCAGTTTTAACGCTGTATGAACTTTTATTTGGCGAAGCGGGTCCCGAAGTGTTCACTCTTGCCACAAATCGGGAACAAGCGACCATTGTGTTTGATGCCGCAAAAGGGTTTATTGAATCCATGCCACGCGAATTGGCAGATTTATTTAACCCCAGTAAATACACAATTGGCAAAAAAGGCGATACGCAATCAATGTTTAAAGCGTTGAGCCGCGACACAAAAAAATCAGGAGACGGAAAGAATCCATCCACAGTTGTTGTTGACGAAGCCGCCCAAATTACCGACCGAAACGCCATTGAGGTATTACACTCGGGTATGGTGGCTAGACAAAATCCACTCAGGGTGTATATTACAACCGCCTCGTTCACGAAGGACACCAAGTTTTATGAGGACTTGTCCATGTATCAATCGATGCTTCGTGGCGAGGCGACTGATAACCCCCGATGGTTTGGATTGATGTACGGGCTTGATTTAGGCGATGATTGGCGCGACCCCGTTAATTGGGCAAAGGCAAACCCAATGCATGGCATATCCGTGTTTGAAGACGCAATTGCCGCACGCGCAGAAGAAGCCAAACACAAACCAGCCGCATTAAATGAATTTTTGTGTAAAACACTAAACGTGTGGGTATCGGCAAATGCCGCTTGGGTGGACAGGCAACATTGGGATGACACCAAATGTATTATTGTTGAACCACGCAAAGACCCCGAAGCGGTGTTTATTGGGTTTGACTTGGCGGCTACGCGAGATTTAAATGCCGTGTGTACGTTAAAGCGTTTTGGCGAATTGGATTACGAAGCCGAATGGCAATTCTTTTTGCCGGAAGATTCGCTTACATTTATTCCAAAACATTATTTGGATATTTTCCAAGTTGCAATTTCCACGGGCATTTTAAAATTAACCGAAGGTAACGTAATGGATGACCGCGAAATCAGCGAATACATCATCAATCAACAATGCCAAAAATACAATGTCAAAGAAGTTGGGTATGACGCTTACAACGCCGCCAGTTTGGTTGCACGTTTGCACGATGCCGGCATACCAGTTAAAAAAGTTGGGCAAGGCATGGCTGTGTTAAACAACCCAAGCAAATACATTGAGAAATTAATTCTCAACAAACAAATTAAACACGACGGAAATCCGTTTGTTGGTTGGCAATTAGGCAATTGCGAGTGCTACACGGATATAAATGGTAACATTAAGGTACGCAAGAACGAAGCAGACAAATCCGCAAAGGTTGATGGAATCATATCTATGATTATTGCGGCACATTGTTCATTGGATAACCCGTATGTAAGCGATAGTTTTGGATTTCGTTCGTTTTAATGTAGGATTGCCAAAATTTAGGAGAAAAACATGGGTATTTTCGACATTTTCGCTAAGAAAAAACAAAATTTAAACGAATCTAATACCGTTCTTGGCCAGTTACAACTGGGTAACCAAGTAATAATGGGGCAGAATCGCCAACAGCCCACCCAACAATTACTGTATGTAACAACGTCTAGCACGACAACTGCGGGTCGTGTATTGGATATGTCAGCGTTAACGCGCAATTCCACTGTGATGGGATGCGTTGGCGTAAAGGCTCGGGCATTGTCTCAATGCGGTATTTCCATCATGGCAAAGAACAAAGATGGCGCATTAGTCGATGCTTTGCTTGACCCTAGCATTGGTGCACGCGATAAAAGCAAAGCGCAACAAGTTTTAAACCTATTACAAAATCCAAACAATTTCCAAAGCGCATACGAATTTTGGTATCAATGGATGATGTGGCAAGACCTTGCCGGTGAATGTTTTACGTTGTGGTGGCGTAAAGACCAAAAAGATTCGATACAAACTCCAATTGAGATGTATAACATCGATGCAACATTGGTAACAGTCAAGTTGAATCCGGGAAATTACCCATCCTACGTTCTGAGTTCGCCATCATACGGATTTAGCAAAGACACGCCTTTGGATTCGCATCAAATCATGCACATTAAAGAAGCGGCATGGCAAGGTTCGTCAGGTTTTAACAAAGGCATTTTGGCTACGGAATTAATTGCGCTTGACCAAGACATTGATATTTACGCCAATTTTATTATGCAAAACGGAGCAAAACCCTCCGGAATATTTAAAACTGACCAAGTAATTCCTGATGCTAAATATAAGGAAATTGCCTCGCGTATTAAGGAAACTTGGAATCAAATGACCGGCAGTCGTGGCGCAGACCCATCAAAAGCGGGTCAAGGTATGTTGCTTGACCAAGGCATGACGTACGAAAGCATTGAAATGCTTAATTTACAAGACGCGGATGCGGCTAAGTTAAAAGAGCAAACAATGAAACGCATTTGCGGTGTGTTTGGCGTGCCACCAGCAATGATTGGAATTGCCGACCAAAAATATAATAATACGCAAACAATGTTGGATGAGTTTTATAAAACCGTGATGTATCCGACGGTAATTAGCGTTGAACAAAAGTTAAAACAGCATTTGTTTAAAGGCTATCCAAATTTGTGCGTACGCTTTGACACCAAAGATTTTTTAAAGGGCGCACCGCTTGACCAAATGAATTTTGTGACAGCGGCGGTTAAATCAGGCATCATGACACCCAATGAAGCGCGAGAATATTTAAATATGCCTATTATTGATGGCGGCGATGTACTACAATCGAGTGGCTCACCAGATAAGCCTATTGCGGGGACATCGCCACAAGATACAGGCGGTGGTGGCGGTAATCAAACGCGCAAAATGAATATTGGTACAACATGATTGCAAAAAAACTTGCAATTTTGGCTTCACAAATTAAAACGAGTGGTGTTACACTCGGCACAATAGAGAAGCCCCACAAGATAAGAGACGACAATCAATCTATCCACAATGGGGTGATAAATGAAGAATTACACGCTAATTTGCGAAGCGCAAGTCCAACTAGCGACAAGCGCAAACGAGGCAGAAAATCCATCCGGAATGATGGAAGCCCGAGTGACAACTTGGGGAGCACGCGAGGGTGCTGACGGTCGCAAGTTTAATTATCAGCCCGAAGGCTTTATGGATTGGGCTGAAGCGTTTAATTCCGGCGACAAACCATTACCAATGTTTCTTAATCACAATGACCTTGGTATGCCAATGGGTCAATGGGATTCATTTGAGTTTGACGACAAAGGTATGACTGCAAAAGGTCGTTTGTACACAAACACTGTTGGCGGTAACGACCTATACCAAATTTTAAAAGAATCTCCCAAGATGTTTGGCGGTGTATCCGTTGGCGCATACGCTGACGAGGCACAAATGGTTGACGCGGCTGGAAACCCTGTTGAAGATGACGATGAAGAATCTTATTTTCAAATTACCAAAGGCGGTTTGCGCGAAGTGTCCGTGGTGATGTACCCAAACAATCCCAATGCGGAAATTAACAAATTGGAGATATTCAGCCCCGAGGGTGCGCTGAATATCCGAACAGTCGAAAAGACCTTGCGTGAGGCGGGTCTGACTCGTAAGGATGCGACCACCGCATCTTTGGTATTCAAGAAAGCAATGGAACAGCGTGAGGCAGTTCAGAAGCCAATTGAATCTCTACCAACTCAGGGTGAGCCTGATGCGGTGGTAAACGAAGCCGACGCATTGCTTGCCGCTTTTGAAGCGCGTGAGTTGGTGAAGGCACTTGAAAAACGTATCTAAAGGAAATTATTATGTCTATGGATAAAGTACTGGAAAAAGTTGACGCGATTGCCGTGTCAAACGAATCCAAAATCGAAGCGGTGAAAGCCGAAGTTGCAACCACTGTGGAATCCGCAAAAGCCGAGTTGACTGAAAAGTTTGCCGCTTTGGAAGCCAAAGTTTCTGCTATTCAAATCCCTGAGTACATTCGTACACCACACAAAACTGTTCGCGGTGACGTTAATCGTCGCGTGCGTGAGCAATTGGCTTCCTTTACAAAAGGTAACAGCCGTGTTCAAACAGAATTAAAAATGTGGGAATCCGATGACCAATATCAAGCGTACATGACTGAGGCATCAACCCTCACAGGTTCCGGTGCTGGCATTGGTGGTCGTACAGCGTATGACCCCGTGTTTCACAAACTGCGTTTGATTAACCCAATGCGCGGCGTGTCACGTAATGTTTCTACTGATGGTTCATCCTACCAGTTTAGAGCAAAAACGGGCAACGCGGGTGCGGCTTGGGGATATACAATCCAAAACAACGGTGCGGCTACAACTGAAGCCACATCTATTTGGCAATTGAATATGCAAGACATCAACGTTCAGTTCCCTATCCGTACTGCGGCTTTGGATGACATTGATGGTTTAGAAGCCAACGTCGTTGACGACATGCTCCAAGAATTTTCGGAGCAAGAAGGCTTGTCAATGATAAAAAACAACGACCAAGCCGGTTCAACCACCACAGCATACGGTGCGACGAATGGTTTGCGAGGTTTAAATCAGTACGGCGGTGCTAATGCTTCATACGCGGGCGGCACTATCAGTACAGCATCGTATGGTACAAGCGGAACTGCATCAACCAATGGTTTGCACAACATTGCAACATACGACCAAGTAACCACAAACGGTGGCACTGCTTCCAATAATGTGACATACGGTGATTTAATTACATTCATTCACTCATTGCCACAGCAATATTGGTCAACTGGTAATTGTTTTGTTATTAACCCATTGATGCTTGCTGGCATCCGTGGTTTGGTTGATGACAACGGCACACCAGTGTTTGAACGTATGTCTCCGCTAATCTATGATGGCATTGTTGGCAAATTACTCGGCTTTGATGTGGTGACTAACTCCTACTTAAATAGCCCTGTGTCTGTTGGCGGTGGTGGTTCTACATCGTTGTACCCAATGTACTTCGGTGATTGGAATCGCGGTCATACAATCGTAGACAGGTTAAACATGGTTCTACGTCGCTACGAACAAACGGCTCCCGGATTTATCACATTTTTTGGAGAAAAAAGATTAGCCACCAGCGTGGTCGATCCTTTTAGTATTATTCGTTATCGTTCAACTGCTACTGGTTACGACGTATCGTAAGACTGAAGGGGAGGGGTAAAACTCTCCCCTCTTTTAATCTTTAAGGAATTATCAAAATGAGTGCAAACCAAAGAATTTTAGACGGCATCAAAAAAGCAATTAACGAAGGCGGTAAAGTCACCATTGATTTGCGTGAAGCCTCGACAATTACTGGTTCGGGTCTGGACATTGGTGGTCGCACTTATTTTGATGATGCTTTTACGGCATTGCGTCTTGCAAACCCTTTCCGCATGGGTTCACGCAACATTAAAACCGAGGATAGTTCGGCTGTGCAATTTGTTGCCAAAACCGGTAACGCAACAAGCGCAAATCCATGGGACCCTAATGCAACGCCTGACACGGGTTCACCAAACACCGCTACGTCGTTTTGGGTAATGCCCACACGCATTATTGCCGCAACTTTGCCCGTTCGTATTGCCGCTATGGATGATATTAACGGCTTGCAAGATGCGTTGTTGACAGACCTTGCGTTGGAATTCTCCCAACAAGAAGGCGCGTCAATCGCTACAAACAATGACCAAGCGGGTTCAACAACAACGACAACAGGCGCGACTTATGGTTTGCGTGGTTTAAGTTCATACACAAGCGGTGCAACAGCCGCGTTTGGTTCAAGCGGTACTGCAATTACAAATGGCATACACACGTTGGCAACTGTATCTCTTGGCGGTGTTGCTGTAACGTACAACAAAATTGTTGACATTGCAAATGCATTGCCAGCGCAATATTGGTCATTGCCAACTACGGCGTGGCACATGACACCAACAATGATTCAAACATTGCGTCAATTAAAAGATACGCAGGGTTTACCATTGTTTTTGGAATTAGGCGAAGCGGGAGAAGGCGGCGCAGTCGGTTCTATCTTTGGATGGCCTGTTATTCCTAATTCTTTTCTAAATGCAACGTTCCCAATTTATTTGGCTAATTGGGATAGATTCCTAACCATTGCTGATATTGAAGAAATTGACATTCAAATATACGAACAATCGGCTCCCGGATTTTTGACGATGTACGCGGAAAAACGGGTTGCTACAACTGTACGTGACCCGTTTGCCGGTGTTCGTGCAAGCGCGGCTTAAAGGGGCTCAATATGCCCGTTGAGAACCAAACACTTGCGCCGTTTTTTTCCAATCAACGGAATCCGTATAACTACGCCAAATTTGAGCAAGTTGACCGCGACGTAGCAACGCCGTGGCTAACGCTTGAAGAAATCACGCAACAATTAAATTTGTTTGATGATGAAAGTCAAGACACATATTTAAAGTCGCTTGAACTTGCTACGCGCATGGCGATTGAGGATTTTATTGGCGCGGCTATTTATCAAACTACGTACAAAGTTTATTACCCTAATTTTGGGCTGTATAACACTGCGGTGTTTTTGGATTTACCGGAAGTGGCGGTTTCGGCTTATAACTCGGTAGGCGTGTCGATTGATGCTGTTGAATTTTATTCAACGTCTAATACTGTGCCAATATTGATTGCTTCAACCAATTATTCTTACGACCCAACGGGTAACAGGGTAATACTTAACACAATTCCTAATACATTAAACCAAACTGTAGCGAATCCAATCGTTGTAACGTACACGCAAAATTCTGCGTTTATTTCAACGTACCCAGTGATTAAACAAGCGGCTTTAATGTTGTTAACCCACTTGTATAACAATCGTTCTAATACAACAGAATCAATGTTGCGTGAAGTACCCTTTGGCGTTGCCGCATTGCTTCGCCCGTACAAACCTTTGGTGATGTGACATGGGTATTGCTCGCTTTGAAAACATCCGAGTAAATCAATTAACCTTTGGCGCAAGTTCCTTTGGTGAGCAATCTACGACTATTACAAAATGGTTTGATACGCGGGCGCGAGTTGCTTCGGTATCCAATAGCGTTCGTATTTCAGAAAAATATCGAGTTTATGCCGACATTGTAGAGTTCACAGTAAATTACACGCCAAACACTCGCACCATTGTGAACAGCCAAAATTTGTATTCAATTGCTTGGAAAAGTGTTAATTGGCGAATTGACAGCGTACGTGAATCGGATGACCGCATGACTGTTAGATTGCTTTGTGTACGTAACGACCCAGTGGTGGCAGTATGACAGCGCAAACAAATGTTGTTCATTACGGCAAAGCGATTCAATATCAATTAAACAGCATTGTTACGCCTGTACCCGTATATGCCGCGTTTAACCGCAATTTTGCGACACAGCCTAAGTTTATTACATGGATGCTCAGGAACGTGCACCAAGACGTGTATACCGGCTCGTATCAATCGGTTAAAGGCATTGACCGCCCCGTGTTTCAGATAAGTATCTTTACGCAAGTGATTGAAGATGGTTTTACAATTTCCAATCAGGTACTACAATCGCTACACGGCTATAGCGGTATGTTAGGAAATCCGGCTGACGGGGGTTTTAATATTTCCAAAGCCGATTGCCAATGGCTGTACAACAGTTACGACAATGAGAATAAATTGGCTGAAATCTTTATTGATTGCACAATAGATATCCCAACATAAGACACGATTTTTTCAACTCTTTAAAGGAAACTCAAAATGGCTTTACCAACAAAAATTTTGCCCGGATTTAGTGCAACACTATACGCACAGCCGGGCGCAACACCAACCGCATTAACATCTGCGGCATTGTCAACTTATGCTACCGTTTCTGCTTTGGCAGTTGTCGGTAACTTAGTGCCGGTGGAGGCAATCCCCGCATTTGGTCAAGATGATGCTGTTGCGTCATTTGGAGTTGCGGGTTCACGCCAATCGGACAAAATTCCTGTGCAATCTGCACCGACAAGTATGAGCATTACAGCCGCTTGGAATCCTAGCGACACAGTTTTGTTATTGCTTCGTGGTGATGCTTACAACGGCACGATTGACCGCACGTTTGTTATCTCCGCTACTGATGGCACTGGCATTGTAATTTATGCGTTTAATGGTCGCGTAAGCCAATGGACTATTGACTCGGCTCCCGGAGCCGAAGCGAAAGTTAATTTTACAATTCATCCCCGTGGTAATTTATACGGCTGGTCTGCCAGCGCTTAATATGACCACTGATGACGCAGTAACATTGCTGACAAGTACCTACTTGCCCTTTGACCTTGTGGTCAGGGGCATGGAGTTAGACCCTAAAGAAGTAGCGGATGCTTTGGCAAATGCTACAGCAGGGTCTGAACAACAAACTGCATTACAGTTTTTGGCATCATACTTTCCGTATGCACCAACCAAAAAAATAAAAGAATAAAACATGACTACGACAATAAAAGACAGTAACGATTTGTTGAGTTTCCTAGTAAGCCAAGCCGAATCTCGCAAGGATTGGTTTGGCTTTTCTCAACAACGCATGACAGCGGTAACGCTTGCGCATCAAATTGCACAACATCATGCGGACAAAATGACACCCGATGAAGTTGTAGATTACGCACTGCAAGTCAATCACCTTATATTTCATAAAATTATTAAGGCGGGTTAAACCATGCAAGCATCTTTCAAAATCGTTGGATTGAAGGATGTGCTTGCCGCGTTTGATGATTTGGCAGAGCAAATTGGTGATAAAAAAGCCACCAGTAAAATTTTAGTGCCCGCAGTCCGTGAGGCAATGAAACCCGTATTAACTGAAGCCGTTGCTCGTGCGCCGGTTAATACAGGTGGTCTAAGGTTATCCTTACAAATTGAGGCAAGACGCCCTTTACGTCGTGATAGACGGTCTAAATACATAACCGAAACGGATACAGTCATTGCGGCAGTGACAACGGCATCGGGTAAAAAACTAGCCGAAATGAGTGAAGGCAAAGGCTTATTAAAAGCCAAAAAACGACTTTCCACAATGGAGGGCGATGCTCACGTAGGCGCGTATCGCGCAAACAAATTTACAGGTATTAAAAGCGATGCTCGGGCAATAGCGCAAGAATTTGGTTCTGCACAAAACCCAGCGCATCCTTATTTACGAACATCAATGGAAAGCCAAGCCCCACAAACCGCCAAAAGGCTTGGTGAAATTATCGGTAGGCGGATAACACAATACAAGGCAAAACAGAAATGACAAAATTTTCCAGTGCGTTTGGCGACAAATATCAAGCCAACAGAAAGAATCTTTTAATTCGTTCCTTTGAATTAGGTGGTCATACATTTAAAGTTCGTATTCCATTGGTTGCAGAATCAGAAGAAATTTACAAAAAAGTATCTGAGCCGGATGATAAAACGGTAGAAAAAATTTACGTTGAAATTACCGAGTCTTTAAGAAAATTTGAAACAACGCAAACCGAAGATTTTAAATTTACCGATAACGACATATTGGTGGAAGGCCGTTCGATGCGTGAAGCGTCAAAAAACAAGGCTATTACAGAAGCGCGTATTACCGAATTTTTTAAATTGCTTGTGCCCGAACTTGAAGGTGCAAGCCTAGAAGATTTAACTTATGCCGATATACAAGATGAATTTCCAATCTCGGTACAAATGCAGATTGTAGAAAAGATTGGCGAAGTTATTAGCCCAACATATAAGGAAGCGCGGGGAAACTGATTGGCTCGTTGAAAAGTCAATGTCAAGCGGCAATGATTTTCAACGGGCACACCTTAGACACAATACAAGACATTGATGATGTAACCATGGCAAACATCCAAACGATGTATGCCGATGGGTTGGTTGGAAATTATGGCGTGCTAACGCAAATAGCGACTCTGACAAACGGGGTGTTTAACTATATGCGACCGGCAAATTCACCGCCGTATAAACTAGCCAACATCCTTGGTAATGCGTATGATTACATCTATCCACCGTTGCCTGAGGGCAGTAAACAAGCGGCTGTCAACGATAGCCTTTTAATGTTTATGACACAGGCACAGGGGTTTGATAAAAAATTGTTTGAGGTAAAACATGGCTAATATGATTGCCCGCCTTGGCGTTGTTCTAGGTTTAGATTCTGCGGAGTTCAGCCGAGGATTAGATTCGGCTGGCAAAAAACTTGAACAGTTTAGCCAATCAGCAGAAAAATTTGGCAAGATAGGTGCAACCGCATTATTAGCCGCAAGTGTTGCCGCCGTTAAATATGCGGATGAATTAGCCGACGTAGCCGAAGCCAATGAAGTTGCAATTGGTACTGTATTACAGTTATCCAATGCGCTTGCCAATTCGGGTGGTAAAGCAGACAACGCGGGCAAGATGCTATCGGCGTTTGCTAAATTTATTGACGAAGCGGCTGGCGGTTCTGATAAAGCGCAAAAAACAGCAATTGCGTTGGGAATCAGTTTAAAAGATTTAGGCAAACTTTCCCAAGAAGAACTGTTAAACAAATTAGTTGCCAATTTAGGAAAAATTGAAGACCCGATTACGCGTAGTGCTAAATCAATGGAGGTTTTTTCCAAAGCCGCCAAGGGCGTTGACATGGTTGGTTTTGCTCAAAAAATGGGCGAAGTTAATCCAATTATTGCAGAACAAGAAAAAGCAATTAAAGCCGCCGCTGACACTTACGATTTGTTAGCACAAACATCCCGCAATGTAATGGTTACATTGGCTACGCAACTGGGTCCTGTTTTAAAAGCAAGTATTGATTACATCAAAGATTTAGCCGGTGAAACAAATATTCTTGGTCCTATATTTAAAACTGTTTTCCAAACAATAGCAATATCAATTGCGGAAGTGGCATTTGTTTTAGGCGGTTTGCTTAGACAAATGCAATTAACAATAACAATTTTCAAAAGTGTTATCCCATCTTATGATGACAAAGATTTTGAAAATGTATTTGGCAAAAAGGAAATTGCCGACATTGTTGCTCGGCAAGACCTTGATAGGTTTATAAATAAAGTAATGGGTGTCAGTGAATATGGAAATTCAATTGACGCGTTATCAAAGAAAACTGCTGTAACAAAACCCGCTGGTGGTGGTCGTTCAGTTGCCGAATCTAAAGAAGCAGAAGCGGCAAGAAAAAGACAAATGCAATTGTATGCTCAAGGTGCGGCTAATGCGCAAAAGGCGGCAGAAGAAGATGCCAAGGCACGCGCTGAATTTTTTAGTATGTACGAAAAAGGAAATGGTGCAGTTGCAGAACGTCAGCGTTTAATGAACATTGCGCTTGATAATGAAAAAGAGATGATGCAATTGGATATGAAAGCATCAACAATGCGTCAAGAAGATTTTATTCTTGAACGTGAGCAAATGCAGATTAGACAACAACTTGCGGCAAATTTAGAAGAATTGGATGCACGCAGGGATTTAACTACAACAGCCCGAGCAGAAGCGGAAGCCCGTGAAGTTGCATTGGCAGAAAAATCTTTAGCAATTTCCCGTGAAAAATACCAATTGACATTAAACCTAAGACAAGGTTCGTACGAGGAAGGTTTTACCAAACAAGCGATGCGGTTCTTGCGTGATATGCCAACAGAATTAGAACAAGGTGCAAAAGCGTTTGATTCATTAATGGGCAATATGGAATCGGCTATTGATAGGTTTGTACGAACTGGCAAACTTGGATTTAAAGACCTTGCCAAAAGCATTATCCAAGACATGATTGCCATGCAAATGAAAGCGGCGGCATCTAATTTTCTCAGTTCGCTGTTTGGGTCAATGTTTGGTATGCGTGCAAACCCGTATCAACCAGCGGCAATGACGGGCGTTCCCGGATATGCTGATGGTGGTTCTCCTGCGGTTGGTCAAGCAAGCATCGTGGGTGAACGTGGACCCGAATTGTTTGTGCCACGGACAGCGGGAAATATTATTCCAAACCATGCGTTAAGCGGTATGGGCGGCACAACAATGGTGACAAACAATTACATTAATGCAATTGATACCAAATCGTTTGAGGACAGATTGCTGTCAAGCCCTAATGCGGTATGGGCGGCAAATCAATACGCAGGGAAATCATTGGCAGTGAATCGAGGTCGAGCATGAGTTTTCAAACCATTTTTGAGATACAGCAATCCATGACGGTGAACAATCGTCGCGTGGTTGGTCAACAAGTAGCGCGGTCGGGCTATATTACTGTGGCGCAATATTTAACGGCTGTGCCTTGGGTGTTTACGATTCAACCTCATGCGTATTTGTACTATCCACAAGTGCGTGCAATCATTCAAGCGATTGACAATAAAGATAGGCAGTTATCCGAAACCATTGTGATGACCAGTTCCAATTTGTCTTGGTTTACGTCAATGCAAGGAACGGCTACGGCGGCAACGCTTAACGGCGCACCAGCGGCTAATACACAAACTCTTGCGTTAACGTCTAACGGCACGTTTAAGGCCGGTGATTTTATTATGATTAGTGGATACACGTACAAGATAACGGCTGATTCTGCCGGTTCATCCGTAAATATTCACCGACCTTTGATTGGTTCGCCATCATCAGGCACAACTGTTTTTATTGGCAATCAATGCACGTTTACAGTTGTTGCTGAGGCGTGTCCGACATATACTTTAAACCCAATGACCAACGGCGCATTTGTGCAATGGGATGCGCCATTTGTTTTTAGAGAGTACATCACATGACAACCATTAACGCCGTTACAGGCTCGCAAATTAACCATGCGGAATTTGTAAAATTAACTGTTGGCGTTGCCGGTACTGTTTACACATTTTGCAATGCCGCCGCCCCAATTACTGTGGGTGGCAATACGTTTTCAAACCTTGGCGCACTTTTAAACGTTGGCGATGTTCAACGCGATATTAAAGCCACATCAGACGACATGACGATTGCTCTGACGGGAATTTTGCCTGCAAACATTGCGGTCATTTTGTCGGGCGACATCAAGGGTTCACTGGTCGAAGTGTGGCGTGGTTTCTTTGATTCCAACAATCAAATTATTACAACGCCAACAACCCAGTTTTTTAAACGCTACCAAGGTATTATTAACAGCGTAGCAATTACCGAAGATTTCAATACAGAGATGCGCACACGGGTGGCAACTTGTTCCATATCGTGTTCGTCAATGCGACGCATTTTGGAAAACAGATTGTCAGGCGTGCGAACAAACAAAAGTAATTGGCAATTTATTTACGGCGTAAATGAAACGTCAATGAACCGCGTTTCGGAAATATCAAATACTTATTTTGATTTTGGCAAACCACCGATGACGCAAACACAATCAAGTGAAACAACCGTAACCATGGATGGCGGCGGGGATAGCGGTGGGGATGGTGGTGGGGATGGTTAAAAAATGATAAGACACGCAACAAAATATGACATACCAAGATTGCTTGAAATTGTGGAAGCCTATGCTTATGAAAACCCTATTAAAAAACTTGGTGATTCTTGTAACCATTTTCCTCGGTATGTTGAGCAACTTTTGTTTGAAATTATTAGCGGTCGTGGTTTTATTTACATCGATTCCAATTTACGCGGTGCAATTGTTGCTTATAAAACTGCAAACATTTGGTCGCCCAAAATAAAAGAATTAAACGAATTGCTTTGGTGGGTTGAACCCGAGCATAGAAATGGGACAGTTGGTGGTAGATTGTGGAAAGCGTTTGATGAACGTGCGCAAGCGATGTTAAAAGCGGGCGATGTGGATTTTGTTTGCACATCAATCTCGGCACAAGGTCCTTTGATTGATTACACGCGACGAGGGTATAAACCACTTGGCGCAACTTTCGTTAGGGAATAAAAATGGTAGCGACACTTATTGCGGCGGGCGCACAATATTTAGCAACAGCAACAGGCATGACACTTGCTTATGCTACGTTTGCCGTTAATTTTGCTGTATCGCTAATTGTTACCCGCATTTTTGCTGACAATCCCGAATCGCAACAAGACATGGGTGTGCGTCAGCAAGTGCCGCCTAGTTCGGTTAACGCAATACCTATTGTGTACGGTGATGCCTATATGGGCGGCACGTTTGTAGATGCGGTGCTAACAACTGACCAAAAAACAATGTATTACGTTTTGGCAATCTCTAGCATAAGCGAAGCAAACGCAACGCTAGGAACTGCGGCTGGTGTGTTCAATTACGACACCACAAAAATGTATTACGGCGACCGCTTGATTACATTTGATGGTAGCGATTTAACTAAAGTAATTAGTTTGACGGATGAGGCGGGTAACGTTGACACAAAAATTAGCGGCAATTTGTACATCAGTTTGTATAAATCATCCAATGCAGGGGTAATTACATCGGCAAACGGCGCATCGGCTCCGAGTACCGTAATGGGCGGTTCAGACATTGCTGTTGGGCAAAGATGGCCTGCGACTAATAGGCAGATGAATAACTTGGGTTTTGCCATTGTCAAATTGGTTTACAACCGAGATGCTGACACCACACAATTACAGCCTATTACATTTAGCGTAAGCCATTATCCAAATGGAGCAAGCGTTGCAAAACCGGGAGATGTGTGGCTTGATTACGTTACAAACAAATCTTATGGTGGTGCAATTGGTTGGTTGCCTGATGGTTCTTTTACTGCAAGCAATGTTGACACAGCAAGTGCAACTGCGCTTAATGTTTATTCGGATGCCACAATTACTTACACACCCGCCGGTGGTGGTTCACCGGTTACACAAGCGCGATACAGAATCAATGGCGTATTAGACGCGGGTCAAACAGTGCTGTCTAACTTAGACCGCATCATGTCGGCTTGCGATTCTTGGATGACCTATAACGCGGCACTTGGTCAATGGTCTGTCGTAATGAACAAGGCAGAATCTACAGCATACGCGTTTACGGATAATAATATTATTGGCGACATTCGCGTTAGTGCGACAGATATTACATCGTCAATAAATCAAGTTGAGGCTCGCTTTCCGTTTAAATCCAATCGTGACCAAGCGTCATTTGTCAACATACAAACGCCTGTTGGGTTGCTGTACCCTAATGAGCCAGTTAACAAATATTCCATTACATACGATTTAGTAAACGATTCGGTACAAGCGCAATACCTTGCCAATCGTTTGTTAGAACAAGCCCGCGAGGATTTGCTTGTTTCATTTAATACATCGTATTACGGCATTCAAGTGGATGCGGGTAATGTTATTAGCGTCACCAATGCCGATTACGGATGGAACGCTAAATTATTCCGAGTAATGAAAGTAAACGAAGCATCGTTGCCTGACGGGTCATTAGGTGCGCGACTTGAAATTGTTGAATACAACGCACAAGTTTATGATGACTTTGACATTACGCAATTTACACCCGCACCCAATAGCGGGTTGGCATCACCTATTTATTTTTCGCCTTTGTCCGCGCCAACTGTTGTGGGATATCCATCAGCAGTAGTTCCAAATTTTAGCGTCACAGTTTTTATACCAACAACGGGTCGCGTAACATTTACCAATTTGTTTTTTACAACAAGTCCAACGCCAGTTTCTAGTGATTGGCAATTGTTAACAAGCGCATCAACCGCTAACAATCAACCAATTACAAACAACACTAATTACACATACACAAATTTAACGCTTGATACGGGTACGTATTATTTTGCTTATTTAGTTGGCAACGATATAACCACATCGACTCTCAGCCCAATCAGCGCATCGTTTGTTTGGACTCCTGTAGCGGGCGCGGGTGCGGCGGGTCCTTTTGTTGACATATCTGGGTTAACAGTATTTTCACGGTCAAGCGGTGGCACTGTTACGCCATCTACGGCTACGCTTACGGCTGTTACACAAAACGTTACATCGCCAACATACGCATGGACAATTACAGACGCAACGCCTACAACTGGTTCTGCTTCGACAATTACAATTACGCCCGATTCCGGCGTATCAAATGTTACCGCGTCTTTGGTTGTTAATGGAAGTAATTTAACAAGTGCAATTACAAGAAGCATCACAATGGCGGTTGTTGATGATGGCAGTAGCGGAAGTACGGGTCCTCGTAATGCACAAGTATATTTTTTCTACAATACGGGGCAATCAACCGCGCCAACCGCACCAACAACATCCGAAGTTGAGTATAACTTTTCAACGCAAACCGCAACCACAACTGCAAGCGGATGGGCTACAACATTTAGCCCAAGCGCGGTTTCAACAACATCTGCTAACAATAAATATTGGGCGGTTCTTGTTGTGTTTCAAGAAAACACTTTTGGCGGCTCATACAGCGAAACCATTAGTACGGTATTTACTTGGCAAAATTTAAATGGTTTGGTTACTTTTACCAACCTTGCAAATTCTGTTGGGTCAGGCGGCACAACCACTACGTTTATTGATGGCGGTGCAATTACCGCAAACAGTTTGACGGTTGACAAAATTACATCAGGAACAACTAGCACATTAAACGGAGGTGTTTTCCAACTTGGTAATGCGGGCGTAGTTCTTAATGGGTTTACAGGCGTTGGTGGTTTTGAATCTACTACAAATGGTCGATTTGGTTTAATGGTGTTCCAAGAAACCCCGTCAGTAAATACGGCGGCGGCATTGGGTGCAGTTACTTATTCAAGTGGTGCGTCAGCAATTGCGGCGTTCGCAACTTATGATTTAAATTACAACTCTTTTTATACCGCTTTTTCTCTTGGAACAAATACATTTGCGGGCAATGGTCGATATAACCGAAGCATTGGAACAGTTGGAAATATTGCATTAGTTCCATTTAATTCAACTACGTTAAACGGACAGGACAACGCGGGTTATTTTGCGTATTACGGTGCTACGGCATCCGCAAGAATTGCAGAAGCATTTATTGCAAATACTACAACTTCATCAGGTTATGTTGGTAGAAGATACGACACAACTGGCGTAACGC